CAGGGACGCTCACACACCTACATTACGTGAAATTCGTAAATTCTTCACTTGTCCAGAGTGAAACTATGATTGATGCCGTGGTTACAGTTACTAGTTCCGTGGCTCTCATTTGCTACACAACGGTTGCTCTTATCCTGTGCGCTGTGTTGGTCCACAGTGCTTTGGCAAGAGCATTCTATGAATATCTTGTGTCAAGCATCAAGGTACGCACTGCTGCTAATCGGGCAAGCCTACCCCCTTCCCCCGCATCGTTTCAACAGATTGCACCACTCACGCTTCCTCATCCCCCGTCCAGTGCCATTCCGTTACCTGGGCCAGCTGGAGTCCTATCTTCTAACCTTATTCAGGCAACAGGAAGCATGGATGCTGGTCAATCATCCACGCCGGAATCCAAACGGTCAACGGCTGTTGGCAGCGGGTGTGGACTTGGTCCGAGCCTTGAGATGGGCCATGATGAGAAGGCAGACGCGCTTCGCAAGGCAGTCGTTGCCGCCCTGGCTCCAGTCACTGACAGGCTACAAGCAATTGAAACGCGGGTTTCTGCGCCAGTTAAGGACTTGGCTAGCAGTGCAGCTCGTGCTGCTGATTCGCTCTCTCTCGTCCAAAAGATTGCTGGTATGGCTTTTATTACTACCGGTGCACTTTATTTTGCAGATCGTATGTACAAGCGTTACAAAGGATCTGGAACTTCAAAGGAGTCTGCAATCAGTGGTATCCTTTCTGCCACCCATCTTGCACTCGCTGCTATTCTGGTTGTTGGCGGAGCGTCTTTGATTCGAGTATGGAAAGACATCGGCAATTGGTTGAGTGTTGTGAAGACAACTGTCGTTGCATGGCAGTGGTTTTCTAAAGCCCAAGTGTCGAAGTCCCAGAAAGAGTTACAGAGCGAAGTTAGTGAAACCATTGATGAGCTTGCGACTACAGCACACGGTGCGGCGGAACTGTCTGGTTCTGTCGAGAAAAAAGAAGAAAAGAAAGAAGAGAAGAAGGCTGATTCTGCGGAAGATGTCGTCAAAGAGACTGGTTGTCGTTGCATGACCTCACGCAATTGGCAAAAGCGCCTACATGTTCATACATTTTGGGGCATTGCCGTTGATGAGGGTCTGAGCAACGATCGCTTGCCCGAATTTGGTGCTGATCCAGATCAAGAATCTGTTCTGGCTGCATATCGACAGCATTTCAGCTTTCGGCGACATTCTTTAAAGTGTGACTTGACTAACTGTGCACCTTTCTCGGCCTTTTTTGGCAAAGAACGCGTTGCTTCGTTCTATGTGCACGAAAGTTTAGCAGACATTGAAACTGTGCACGCCTATTTGCTGATCCGACTCGCGAAAGAGCTTGGTTTTGCACGCGGCCTGTTGGCTTTGCGAGAGGTCAAAGGTTTGGAGATGACACTGAAGAAGCCGTCTGAGACGATACCTTGGAATCGGCTTGGTGAGATCAATGCGTGCAATGCCTCTGCTATGCTCAGTTCAGTCCCAAAAATTGAGCTGGCTCCCGTTGTCGATTCCCCGACCGGCGAAGGCGAGGTTGATCAGCGTGCTTTCTGGCAAAAGATTCCGGAAGCAGCTCAGGCTTTTTGGGGTGCTCCCCTTCCTTGTCGTGATGATGATCCTGCAGCAGTCCAGTACCTGGCGAAAGTCGGTGCCGGTAAGCTGCTGGTAATTATCATCGTTGCCGCTGCTCTTGCTATTGTTTTGATTCGCGCTTCGAAGCCGAACAAGCGAAAGCGGAACCGCAACAAAAAAGAGAAGGAGGCAGCACCCGAGAAGAAGAAGCAGCCTACGGAGAAAAAGAAGAAGGAGACTGAGCTGCAGCAGAAGCTTAATCAGAGTAAGCCTTCAGCCGGCAAATGGTGTTATGCTTGGATTCGCGGAGTCGAGTGCAAGGTCGCCAAGTGCAAGTTGAACCACAAGGGCAATGATGAAGATCGCAAGAAGATTCGTGATCTGCTCGGTCGTTATCCCTGTCGGTATCTCGACAAGTGCCGTGTTGTCGGCTGTGCCTACAAGCACGAGACGAAGAAGGAGACTTCTGATGATGAGGATAATGCGCCTACACCTGATGACGCCGAGCGCGCAGCGACGCTGTATGCGGCTCGTGGAAAGATGCGCATGTATTCCCGTCCTGATGAGGTCAGAGCTCGACGCTCACGTCACGTGGAAGATGACCATGAAAAGGAAGGTTGGCTTGCGCGTAAGGTGCTCGGTGATTCGACATGGGATCTTACCTATCGGCAGGCGTACGAGCAACGCGTCGGTTGCATTCATGCATTCGACTGCCCTCTGAAAGGCACCAAAGACGAGATTCGAACAAGTGCTGGCGTGCCTTGCAATCGGCATTGCAACGGTCATCACTGCACACATTTTGTTGAATGCAATCCCGTGCGCGGCGGCCCTGTTGAAGATGGCATTCCCTCATGGAAGGTTGAGACCAAAGAGAAAGAAGGCATTTTTTCGCTGCCGCGTTTGGACCCCTCCGTTCCGAAGGAGCATTCCTACCTCTTTTGGGATGGTGGGTGACTCATCACCCATCTGTCACATGTGCAGAATCAATTCATCGCTCCCGGCCATCTTTTCGCACCGGAAGGTGTAACTGATTGGCGCAAGTGGGAGTCCGCTACGGAACCTTTCCAAGTGGAAGGCAAGTACACATTTTCTCATTTTGCAACAGGAAAGATGTATGAGAATGTGACACTCTTTTGGCATGTGTACCCGTACGCGGACTTGGCTTGGGCTGATGTGTCTCGCTTGCAACTCGGGCGTGGTATGACTATTGGGCAAGTAACGAAGCCGTCCTTTGCTTATATGGTCACTGCCAATCCAAATTCAACGCCCGGTCATGTCACTGAAGCATTTGGATTCACCAAGAACATTATGCTGGACCCAACTGGTCGGCATGATGCTGCAACCGTGGAGTCGTCATGCGGTGCATGCCTGATTGGTGAAAGTGGCAGAGCACTGGCTATGCACATCGAACGAACCGCTTCGTGCAATCGAGCCACGCTTCTGTGGGCTTGGCGCACAGTACTTGGCCTCGCATGGAAAGACAAGAAGCCCGCCCACGAGAAGATCGTGGCCTAGGGCTGCCCCGGTGGCTCATCTTTGAAAGAAACTATGCGTGATCACTATCCGCATTTTTTACTGAAGATTTTCAATGGGCCACCTGGGGTATCACAAGAATTTAAATCCGTTTGGGATGGCTGCTCAATGCCTTGGCGCGGGCGAATCCACCGCCGCGCCAAAGAACCTCGAGAGCGTTATTGGGGTGACGAGCTCTTCTTCACTTTTGTAAATACGTTGAAGGGCCCGGAACAAGAGCACATTGAGCAAGCTTTACAAGAATACTTTCCGTCGCAAAAGTCCCATTTTGCTTCTTATCATTCGACAAGAAAGTATGATCGTCCACAACCTGTGCTCAACAGGCAGTTGTGGGAAATTTCACGAATGTGGACCGTCCAGCACTTTCAGACTGCGATGGCTGGCGCGCGGTTGACTTCCCCTTCCGTTTATGCTTGGTCCTTGCGGCCGTGGACCACACCTGGTTTTCCATTTGTGTGGGCCTGGCCAACAAAGGGCCAAGCATTGCAAGACGAAAGATTTTGGGATTTCTACGAGCGTTACAAAGCTGCAGATTTTGAGTGGGATGTGCTCTGGGGGTCTACTGTCAAATCCGATGAGTTGCGTCCGCCGGAGAAAATCGCTCTTAGTGAACTCCGCACTTTCCTCTCTTCACCCATTCACCATAACGTGGCATTGGGAGAGATGTGTGCGGACATGAATGAGCGGTTGAAAAATTCGACGTCGACTTGGTCTACACTCGGTCGTTCAAATTTTAACCGAGAGTGGCATGATACGATGTCTTCTTTTCGGCATCCGCACTTTTATGGAGCTGATTTATCAAACCAAGATGCGTCCATGTTCCGTGAGGCCATGCTGGATCAAGCTGGCATCCGGTTCGAAATGTATGGACGCGATTTGCAAACTGAGCAGAATTGGCGTAGACTTTCAAACTTGTATATACAGATTGTCTATTCGCTGATTGTTCTCGCGCAAGGCGAGGTCGTGGAGAAAGACACGGGTAACCCTTCCGGTTCCGGGAACACCATCACGGATAACACTATGATTCTTTTTCGGTGTTACGCCTATTGTTGGCTCCTGCTCTGGATGGAGAAATATAATTCCTTTGAGGTCTTTCAGTTCCAAGACGAATTCCGCTACAGCTTCTATATGAAGCATGTGATCGCGCGTATCATCGGCGATGACTCACTCTTGAATATCTCTGAGCATGCACACGTTGTGTTTCATATTCGTGCTATTGTTCGTGCCATGTGGACTTTGTTCGTGGTGCTAAAGCCGGAGAATGAGGAGCCGCTGACTGATTTTCAGGAACTTTCATTCTGCTCTCACACAACCAAAATGTATTTCGGGACGTACGTACCTGTTATGGAGTATTCCCGTGGTGTTGCCTCGCTAGGCTGGAAGGGAGCAAGTCTCCTCCATCAAGCCGGTGCTGAGGTGCACGATCCCAGCGTTCACTATACTTTGCAGCGCGCGTTGGACATTCGCCGTGAAGGCTTCTGGAATGATCGACTGTTTGCGCTTGCTGATGCTTTTGTTCGCTGGCTTCTTCAAGAGCATTCCGCACTGCTTTCTAAGCCTGCAGCCAATGGGCCCATTGCTGGCAAATCTTTGGAGGACATCTTGGCTTCGTATCTTTCGGAACAAGCCTTGATTTATCTCTACACCGGCAAGGAAACCGTTGTGAAACAGTGCGTTGGGACGAGCGGCCGATCGTCTCAAAAGAGAATCGAGCGCCAATTCCAGTTGTGCGTCTTTGGTATCTCTATGCCACCCAAATCAAAACCCAAGAGTTTCAAACAGCGTTTTCACGACGCCGTTGTTGAACCTCTGGAATCTACTGCTGACGATTTAACACGGGCACCTGTCCGATTAATCAACGCAGTAACAGGGACCCATCTCGACCCTCTGGGAACTGCATTTCACAAGCACGTTTTCACGGAGACGAATTCAAAGATGAGTTCTCATTCGAAAAAAAAGAAAAGCGCAAAGGGCAAGCGCAAGAAACGCCAGGAGCGAGAGAAAGCGACAGAGAAGGCCATGCTCAAGATGGCGTCCGTCAAGAGCCAAAAAGTGAAGCAGACTCAGCGCTCCTTCAAGAAGCGCTTTCAGAAGAGAGGCTTTACAGGCAGCGTGATCGGCGCGACGCGTGCGGCGTTGCCGAAATTGCTGAACATGAAGACCAGTGCGGGCCTTACTATGAAAGGTGGTGTCATTTCTGGTGTAACCGAGATCACATCCGATTTACAGCTAACAAGTGCCCAGAATGTGGCAGGCACCATGCTGTATCAGAGTGCTATCCACCCCTTGCTTTTGGCCCCCGGCAGTCGTTTTGCTGACATCGCTGCCATGTACGATCAATACGTCTTTGAGAGCTTCCAAGTAACCTTGGGCTCTGACATTCCGTTCACGCTCAACGGCATGATCGGCGGCGGAGTGGAGCGTGACCCTGGTGATCCGCTCCCAGCAGCTGGCACAGTCGGTGCGCTTGATGTTCCCAAGTACATGGAGCACTCAAACTTTCATGCAGAATCAATTGCGAACAAACGTGGCTTGCGCTTCCCCAAAGACCCGCGTGCTGTGAAGAAGTCAGGTAAGGGCCCCACATCCGGCTTCTTTTTCAATCGCCTGCCTGCAACCAACAACGATCTTACCACGTTGTTTCAGGGGCAGATTGCCATTTTCGTTCATACCGCAATCTCTGCTGACACTGCCACGATTTCCTTCCCTATATCGCTCGGTCCGCTGACCTTGCGCTGGAAAGTACGCATGAAGGAGGCGGCTGAGAAAAATCAGGTCGTGGGCAATGCCGATTATCACAACACTGCCAGCGGTGCTGTCACCAATCCGCTCAACTGGTCGGCTGCAGTCACGAAGCAGTCGTCTATCGCTGCCTGGAGCACTCTGGGCGTGGATACGATGGCAACTGGCGGCATCATGTATGCTCAGCTGCCGCCCGGCTACTACATGGCGCTGCTCACCGTGAACTACAGTGCTACTGGCGCAGCAGACTGGGGCTGGAATGCGTCAGCCTCTGCGACTGATTACACAGTCATTTCGTCCGTCAACGGTGCTACTTTCACCAAGCTATCCGGCGGTGCTATGTCACAGAATGCCTGGGTACATTTCAAAGTCACCGGAGCCGGAACGAATGCCGCAACTGGTCTATTCGCCTTGTTTCAGAGTACTGGAACCTCGACCGGCTGGACGTACTCATCCGGACAATTTCACCTGATCGCGATGCCAATTGGCGAGAACACTTTCCTGTTGCATAGGGATCCTACCATTCGAAGCTTGGCTTTCTGCCGTACGCGCGACGGAGCAGACGCGAAAGAAGCATTGCGCAAACAAGTTGCCGAAGAGCTCAAGGCTTACGGCATCGAACGCAAAGAAAAGAAAGGAGAAGACGTTCATCTCAAGCGCATTGAGGCACGCCACAGAGAGCTGCTGGCTACCACACGCAAAGCTTCGGCTATTCGCGAGTGGTTTGATGAACAGTCTGGCCTCGACGACGAGAGCGAGGCAGATCCAGACGAGAAATACGAGCTGTCGCTGGCCCCTGGCCCGCAGCTACGTGCTCCCGACCGAAGCCACTCTGGACGCCTCTTCCTGCATGAAGCGCAAGCTGGAGCAGGGGAGTTGAAGTCCGAGTCAAAAGAGGAGCGAACAAGAAAAGAAGAAGAGAAGCTGGTGCCCGAGACAATTCCGGCTATTTCCAGACTTCTCAGCAGTGGCTGGTCGCTTGTGCGATCGGAAGGCACCGCCACTGCGTCTGGTCAATCGGCTCCGGCTCGAGTTTAACTCGCCGGGGCCTGCAGTCCTTAGTGTTTATCACCCTCCTTGGTTGTTGGGACCCACATACGGAGAAACTTATCCAAAGCCTCTGTAATGCGTGGCGCTTCGACCGCTGAGAAGTAGGGCTGCGAAAGTATACTATGGTGAGGCATGCATGCCATGGAAGAGCAGCACAGCTTGGCTCGGGTCTCTTTGCGGGCGTTTCGGGGGAACCGCTTGCGAAAAGACCATCGAGCCGGGTGGTGTGGCTCTACCATGGTGTGTGTGAAACGGGACTCACGCCCCTACCATACCGAGACGTGCAAATCTTCCACCACATGCTGGTGGCGCTGTCTTGCGATGATGCCTGCTCGGATTTCTTTTCCGCAGGATATACCTGTTAGCTCTCTTATTCGGCGATGTATCGGTGCTCGTCGCATATGCCTAGTAATCGTTCTTGGCTATGTTGACAACTCTGTCTACCGCTCTTGTTAAGCGGCCTTTTCATCGAGCCGTCGATGGACCGAAACAGGTTATGAAGTAGTTGCTATATTCAGCGTTGCTGGGACCACTTGTGGCCCTGTTGTGTATCGAGTTGAGCGAAGTCCCGCTCATTGGTGCCCAATGGACAACCCCATGTTTTCTCTTTTTCATGGTGTGGTCTGGCAGAAGTATTGCGCGGTTGCGCTGCAGCATTGAAGGTGTACGGATGACGTTTTTGTCTGGCCCGGGTTTCCCGTGGATTGCGTCCGCCCTGAAGTGCGGAGGTAAGGATGTCTATGCCCATTCGTTAGGGGGACGTCCGTCGCAATAAAACAGACAAGTCTGATCCTTTATACCCATCGTTCCGAAGGTTCGGTGGCTTTCCTCTACGGTGCTGGAAACACTGAGGAGGAGTACACGGTCGCGAGTACGGCCCTGTGTTGCATGCGTAGCTGCGTGGTCCTTTGTGACCATGCGCTTTGCGCTGTTGCTCCCTTCCCCAAGGTTGAGCGACCCATTTTCGATTTTCCAACGCTTGAGAAAGCGATAAACCGACTCTCTGAGTTAATGGCTTAATACGA